GTCTTCTTTTTCACACACGGAGCCGGGAGGTTCGCCGATGAGTCTCCCCGAAGCCGCCGCGTCCGGCAGCCGTCTCCGCACACTCGAGGCTCTCCGCGATGTGCTCGCGGTGTCGATCGTGGAGGCCGAGCCGGACAAGCGTGCGCCGCTGGCGGCTCGTCTCTCGGAGGTTCTTGAGCAGATCGACAAGCTCACTCCGGCAGCGAAGGTTGGTGATCCCATTGACGAGATCGCCAAGCGTCGCTCTGCTCGGGGAGCAGGCTCCACCGCGGGTAAGGGTCGAGCCGCCGCGAACAAGGGCTAACTCGTGGGAGGACGTGGCCGACCTTTCGGCTTCGTTCGGCGTTCGGCTTGACCCGTGGCAGGAAGTGGTCCTCCAGGCCGCGATGGGCGAGCGCTCTGACGGGACTTGGGCGGCGAAGCAAGTCGGCTTGAGCGCACCGCGGCAGAACGGGAAGTCGCAGCTCATCGTGGCTCGCGCTCTCGCGGGCGCGCTCCTGTTCGGCGAGCGGAAGATCGTCATCTCGGCGCACGCTCAGGACACCGCACGCGAGACGTTTGCGAAGTTCATCGAGCAGATCGACGAGAGCTCGGCATTGGCCGAGCGCATCGACAAGGTGATGAACGCGCTCAACCGCGAGTTCATCAAGTTCCGCAACGGCGCCGTCATCCAGTTCAAGGCCCGCACGGTCGCCGGCTCGCGGGGCTTCTCCTCCGACTGCCTACTGTTGGACGAGGCTCAGATCCTCGGGATGCCGGCGTGGGTCTCGATCAACTCGACCATGTCGGCGCGACCGAATCCGCAGATCTGGCTACTTGGCACACCGCCTACGCCTGAGGACAACGGCGAGGTGTTCACCAGCATCCGGCAAGCGGCGCTCGACGGGCGGGCCAAGTCTCTGTCCTGGCTTGAGTGGGCGGCCGACCCTGAGGATGATCCGACGAGCGACGAGACGCGGGCGAAGGCGAATCCGGCGTGGCATACCCGGATCAATCACGAGGTCGTGCAGGGCGAGTACGAGACGTATCCGCCCGAACGGTTCGCGCTGGACAGGCTCGGCATCTGGCTAGAAGACCTGAGCGCGCGCCAACTCGTGATGCCCAACTGGCCCGCGTGCGCGACGACGAACCCGCCGCCGACCCCTGCCGCGCTGGGTCTCGCGGTCGACCAGGACCGCGTATGGGTCTCGCTCGCCGCGGCTTCCGATGGCGACGTGCAGCACCTCGGCTCGGTCTGTCGGATGCGGTTGTCGACGCACCGGGCCAAGATGATCGCCGAGGTGGCCCGCATTCAGCAAGAGACCGGCGCCGCGCTAGTGCTGGACCGGAAGGGTCCGGCGTCGTCGCTTGAGGATGACCTTGTGGCGGCTGGCGTGACGGTGACGCCGGCCGGACTTGATGACTACGTGCAGGCGTGCGCGGACCTGTACGACGCCGTGGAGGCGAAGCAGGTTGAGCACGGCGACTACGACGACCTGAACGACGCCGTGACCGCGGCGACGAAACGCAAGGTGGGCGAGCGGTGGGCATGGTCCCGCCGATCGGGCGACGTCTCGATGCTCGAGGCGGCGACCCTGGCCGCGTGGGGTGCGCGGCAGGACGACGACAACCAAGGCTTCAACGTCTGGTGAGAGGAGCCGACAGTGAGCGGTATCGCGGAACTGGTGGGGTTCTTCCTCCTGGTCGTGGGCGCTGGCACGGTGGTCGCTGCGGCGGCAATGGTGTCGGCGGCGCTAGGCGTTCTGTCCGCGGGAGTGTTCCTGCTATTCGCGGGCGTGCTCGTGGTCTACGTGGCGAACGTGCGGGGCTCGGCGCCGACTAGGCAGGCCTCGCCGTGACGCTGCTCGAGGGCGTGTTCTCGCCGCGGGCCTCGGTCGAGAACCCGGCGGTCCCGCTCACGTCGACGTCCCTGCTGGACTGGATCGGCGGGCCACGCTCGCACTCGGGCGTCAGCGTGACCGAGACCAACTCCCTCGGCCTGCCCGCCGTGTGGCGGGCGGTGAACCTGATCGCGGGTACGGCAGCATCCCTGCCGTTGCACGCCTACCGGGTCGACGACAACGCGGCGCGGGTCCGGGTGGCATCAGGCCAGGCGGCGGACCTATTGCGGCAGCCGCACCCGGACATGACCCCTTTCGAGTTGTGGGAGACCGCGTTCACTCATCAACTGCTGTGGGGCAATGCCTACCTCCGCAAGCTCCGCGACCCGCTGGGCCGGGTGCGGCAACTGTGGCCGATCCACCCTGGCCGAGTTCGCGCCGGCCGGACGAGCGACGTGGGGCACAAGGTCTACGTCCTCGACGGCGGCAAGGAGACGCACACCGACGAGTCGATCCTGCACCTGCCGGGGTTCGGTTACGACGGCGTCTGTGGGGTGTCGCCGATCCGCGCGGCACGGCAGGGCCTCGGGCTGGCGCTGGCCGCTGAGGAGTACGGGGCGAAGTTGTTCGGCAACGGCTCGTTGGCGACGGGCATCTTGCAGACCGAGCAGCGGTTGACCTCCGAGCAGGCCGACGCGATCCACTCACGGTGGAAGGCGAAGCGGTCAGGGCTGGGCTCGGCGCACGAGACGATCATCCTCGACTCGGGCGCGAAGTTCCACCAGCTCACGATCCCGCCGGAGGACGCCCAGTTCTTGCAGTCGCGGTCGTTCCAGATCAGCGAGGTCGCCCGCATGTTCGGCGTCCCGCCGCACATGCTCATGGACACCGACAAGTCGACCTCGTGGGGAACGGGCATCGAGCAGCAGTCCATCGGCTTCGTGGTCTACACGCTGCGGCCGTGGCTGACGCGGGTAGAGCAGCGGGTCTCGGCGATGTTGAACCCGCAGGCGGTCTACGCCCGGTTCTCGGTCGAGGGGCTGCTGCGCGGCGACTCTGCCCAGCGGGCGGCGTTCTACAAGCAAATGTGGGAGATCGGCGTCCTGTCGACCAACGAAATCCGCGAGCTCGAGGAGCGCGCCGCCGTCGACGAAGGCGACGTGCGTTACCGCCCGCTGAACATGGGGCGGCTCGGCGAGTTCGACAACGAGGAGGTGCCGGCAGATGCCGCGTCCTGAGAATGGCCCCGTCTACCGTTTCCACGGTCGGCACCGCCCCGACCCGTCTGCGCGCACGCCCGTCGTCGCGTCGCTGGACTCCCCTGCCGTCGAGGACGGCGTCGCCGAGATGCGCCTGTACGACCCGATCGACTCATGGGGCGGCGAGTGGGGCGTGTCGGCGAAGGAGTTCGCCCGCGCCATCGACGCGCTCCCTGACGACACGGCCGAGATCCGGCTGCACATCAACTCACCTGGCGGCGAGGTCTACGAGGGCCTGGCGATCCTGAACCTGCTCCGCAACCACAAGGCGCGCGTCGTCGCCGTGGTCGACGGACTGGCCGCCTCGGCGGCGTCTTTCATCGCCACGGGTGCCGACGAGGTCGTGATGGGCCGCAACACGCAGCTCATGATCCATGACGCCTGGGGACTCGCTATCGGCGACGCCGCGGTCATGCGCGACGTAGCCGGAAGGCTGGACAAGATCAGCGACAACATCGCCAGCGTGTACGCCGAGAAGGCGGGCGGCGACGTCACCTTCTGGCGTGACGCGATGCTCGCTGAGACGTGGTACGACGCCGACGAGGCCGTCGCTGCCGGGCTGGCCGACCGGGTCGAGGGCGAGGCGGACGCGAACGCGAAGAACCGCTTCGACCTGTCCGTGTTCGCACACGCCGGGCGCGAGGACGCTCCCGCCCCACCCGTGCCCAACCTCGAGCCGAGCGCCGACGAGCAGCCGAAGTCGAGCCGCGATGAGGTTCGGCACCGCATGAACGCCCGCAAGTACGCGGGCGTCTGAAACACCCCCCCAAACCCTCCCCGCAGGAACAGGCCTGTCGGGCGAGTCCGCATGCTCACGAAAGGAAAGCGCATGCCTACCATCCAGCAGCTCCGCGAGCAGCGGGCCAACGCCTGGTCGCAGATGCAGGAGGTCTACGACCGCGCCGAGCGCGAGGGCCGTGACCTGTCCGCCGAGGAGCGTCAGACCTATGACCGCGCCGAGGCCGACCTCGACCGCCTCGGGGACGAGATCACCCGCCGCGAGCGGCACGAGAACCGGGTGACCGAGTTCGACCAGATCGAGAAGCCCGGCGCCGCGGCGACCGTGACTACCGACGCCGGCGACGAGCCGACCCGCGGCTACACCGACGCCTTCGCCCGCTACATGCGGCTCGGCGTCTCCGCGCTCGACTCCGAGGACCAGAAGGTGCTCCGCGCCGGCTGGGTCGAGGGGCCGAAGAACGCCGCGGGCGTGGGCACCGGCGCGGCCGGTGGCTACACCGTTCCCCCGGCGTTCCGGCAGAAGATCGTCGAGACGATCAACTACGTGGCCGCCATGCGGCAGTTCGCGGAGGTCATCAACACCGAGACCGGGGCGAACCTGCCCTGGCCGACCGTGAACGACACCGCCAACGAGGGCGCGATCCTCGCCGAGAACACCCAGGTCACCGAGCAGGACGTGACCTTCGGCCAGGCCAGCCTCGACGCCTACATGTACACCAGCAAGCTGGTGCGGGTGTCGCTGCAACTCCTCAACGACAACGCCTTCGACCTGGACTCGTGGCTGGCGTCGGCGCTCGGCGCCCGCATCGGCCGCATCCAGAACCGGCACTTCACCGTGGGTACCGGCACGGGGGAGCCGGACGGCATCGTCACCTCGGCGACGGTGGGCGTCACGGGCGCGACCGGCTCGACGACCTCGGTGTCCTACGACAACCTCGTGGACCTGGTCGACTCGATCGACCCGGCCTACCTCAACACCGGCAACGCACGGTTCATGATGAGCCAGTCGGCCCGCAAGGTGATCCGCAAGCTCAAGGACTCGCAGAACCGCCCGCTGTGGGAGCCCTCCACCCAGGCGGGCGTCCCGGACACCCTGCTCGGGTACCCGGTGACGCTGAACAACTACGTCCCGGTCCCGGACGCGTCGGCGAAGTCGATCGTGTTCGGTGACATCCGCGAGGCCTACGTCATCCGCGACGTGCAGGACTTCGCGCTGCTGCGGCTCTCCGAGCGGTACGCCGACTACCTCCAGGTCGGGTTCCTCGGGTTCCAGCGGTCGGACGGCACGCTCCAGAACGGTTCGGCCGTGCGGACGTACCAGCACTCCGCGACCTGATCCACCCATGACAGGTGCCGCGTCATGCGGCGCGGCACCTGTCTGCACTCCGCTCTGCACCCACACTCGGAAGGAACGTCATGGCAGAGGCAGGCAAGACACCCAGCAAGGCCAACGAGGTGCCCAACCAGGGTGACCACGACCGCGTGCAGATGCTGTCGCTCCGCGCCGACGGCACCCCGGACCAGCACAACCCGGAGATCATCGGCGACAAGGACGTGGCCCTCGCCGCGGCCAAGGAGCAGTTCAAGCAGCAGGCCGTCTCTGCGACTGAGCTGACCCGCGTCGGCGGTGGCACGGTCGTCGAGGACGCTCCCCAGGACCCGTCCATCGAGGCGGCCCAGAAGGAGCACGAGAAGGCCGCCTCCGCGGCCGAGAAGGCGGCCGAGAAGGTCGTCAACAGCCTGCACAACGGCTGACCCACTTGTGAGCGCGGTCCCGCCTGTCACCCCGGCGGGCGGGGCCGCCTCGCCCTGTTATGAGCGTGCGAGGAGTGATCCGTGCCTGACTACTTCACCCTCGCCGAGCTGCGCGCCCTGCCGGACGTGAGCAGCACGACGACCTACCCTGACGCCCGCGTCGAGGCAGTGTCGGCGTACATCACGGCGGTCATGGACCGCGAGATCTTCGGCCCGATCGGCACCACTGGTCAGCTCGTGGGGTTCGTGCCGCGCACGGTCACCGAGACGCTTGACGGCAACGGCGGCGGGTCGCTGGTGCTCGGCACCCCGTACATCCGTTCACTGACCAGCGTCACGGTCGGCGGCACGGAGGTCGCTACGTCCGACCTAGTCGCCAACGGCGGCGTCCTGCGCTACACGTCCGGGGCGACCTGGACTAGCGGCACGCAGAATGTCGTCGTCACCTACTCCGCGGGCTACGCGGACACTCCCCCGGCCGACGTCAAGGACGCCGCGCTGTGGGGCACCCGCGCCCGTCTGCTCGACACCGGGTCGAACGCGGTCATCAACGACCGCCGCTCGAGCATCACGAACGAGGTCGGCGGAACCACGTCGTTCGTCCTCGCCGGGGAGGACCGGCCTACCGGATACCCGGAGGTCGACGCGGTCATCATCGGCTGGCGCAACCGCGTCCCGTCGTTCGGGTTCGCCTGATGCCGTCCTCGGTCATCGTCGCCACCCGCAAGGCCGTGGTCGACGGGTTGCAGGCGCTCACCGCCGCGGGCGGGTCGCTCGAGAACGTGGGCGTCACCTACTCCTGGGACCCCGACTCGCGTGCCCGTGAGCAGGTGTTCACGATGCGCCCGCGTGGCGACCAGGAGCCCGCGGCGCTGCACTCGGGTCCGACGAAGCGCAACGAGACGGGCCGCTTCACGATCGTCGTCCACGTCGAGAAGGTCGGCGGCGACGCTGAGGACGCCGACGACCGCGCCATCGTCATCGGCCGCGAGGTCGAGGAGTTCATCTCCGGCAAGAAGAACAGTCTCGGCGTGGCCGGTCTGAACTGGCTGGTCATGGAGTCGTGGGAGATGAACGGCGGCCCGACCGACCGCGCCCACATTTCGCAGATCTTCTACACCGTCCGCTATAGCGCCCGCCTCACCTGACCTCGGAGGGTCACATGCGCAAGTTCAAGTTCCGCGGCACCGACCCCGTCGACGTGCCCGTCCTGGGTCTGGTCGACGTCACCCCGAACACGGTGGTCGAGGTCGAGGACCCGGCCGTCGCGGACGGGTTCGAGGGCTCCGACCTGTGGGAGCACATCCCGGACCCGAAGCGGTCGCAGGCCGCGAAGAAGGCCGCGGAGACGCGGGCAAGCAACGACGACACTGAGGAGTCCTGATGGGCGCGCTCGACCACCAGATCGGCTTCGCGGACGAGTCCGTGTACGGCACGCCCGTCACGCCCGTCACGAAGTTCTTCGAGTACAACTCCGAGAGCATCGCCGAGAGCGAGGGCCGCACCGAGGGCGACCCGCTGCGCGTCGGCACCCACGTCCGCCGCTCGGACCGCTTCACCCCGTACTTCGCGGGCGCGGCGGGCACCGTCCAGTTCGACGTGATGAGCAAGGGCTTCGGGTACTTCCTCAAGCACATGCTCGGCACGGTCGCCACCACGGGCCCCGCGGAGACGGTGGTCTACACGCACACCGGCACGGTCGGCGACCTGCTCGGCGACTTCTTCACCTGCCAGGTGGCGCGGCCGTTCCACCCGTCCGGCACAGTGCAGCCGTTCACCTACTCGGGCGGCAAGGTCACCGAGTGGACGCTGTCCAACTCGGTCGACGGCAACCTCGTGCTGGACCTGGGTCTGGACTTCCAGCAGGTCGACACCGCGACCGCGCTTGCCACCGCGTCGTACCCGGCGAGCATGGACAACCTGACCTGGGCCGGCGGCACGGTGACGGTCGGCGGCTCGCAGTTCGACGTGACCGAGATCAGCATCTCCGGCAACAACAACCTGGACGTGGAGCGACGCCAGATCAGGGGCAACACTCTGAAGAAGGAGCCGACCGCCGGGCGCCGCGAGATCACCTGGTCGCTGTCGGCGGACTTCGACTCGCTGACGCAGCGGAACCGGGCGCACGCCGCGGCCCGCGCGGACGCGCTGGCGCAGATCGTGGCCACCTGGAACGGGCCGACGCTGCTCGGGTCCACCCTGTACCCGCAGTACAAGGTGACGATCCCGGCCGCCCGGTTCGACTCGTGGGAGGCTGCCGCGGCCGGGCCCGACGCGATCAGCCAGTCGCTCTCCGGCGTGGGCCTCTTCGACGGCACGAACAGCGCGATCTCGGTCGCCTACCAGACGGCCGACGCCACGCCGTGACCCGCATCCGGTCCGGCGCCGTCCAGGTCGAGGGGCTGCGCGAGCTCTCCCGCGCGCTCAAGCAGCTGGACGC